AATTGACTGGCCAGCATGTATTGACGAATCAGTTTCTGTTGGCTATGTAGATCAACAAGGAGAAATGTCTATCTCAAGCAATAACGATGCGTCTAAGCTTGACTTCTTTGATTATGGATTTTGGCAAGCAACTGCTCCTGGTGGAGTAGTAAAAAATGTTGCTGGATCATCTGCTGCGGTGGCTGTTTCAGCAGCAAAGTATATTAAGTTGCAGCAAGCAAAGCCAAATCTAAATATGAATCAGCTTATTGATGTACTAAAGCAAACTTCTGTAGACACAGTTGGACGACAGGGAAAGTTTAAAAAGCTAATTAGCATTAATGATGCACTGGCTTACCAATATGTTGCAGTTCTAACACCTCAACAAATTGCCGATGCAAAAGCAAAAGCAGAGGCCGCAACAAAAGCAGCACTTCAATTAGAAATCAACAAACTAATTGCAGATGCAGAGCTTCAATATCAGTTAGAGATTAAAGCAGCAGCAGACAAGCTATCTGCATACAAAACAGCGCAGTTAGCAAGATTAAATGGATAATAAGTTAACTGTATTGGAAGAAATTATTAAAGAGATTGGCGAGGAGTTGTACCAGAAATGGTACAACGCCCTTGCTATTGAAGATAGAACGGAAGAGGCTTCAAAAGCCATGTCTTCTAATGCAGGAGAAACTGCAGTTTGGGTAATCCAAACATTCATGAATAAGTTCAATGCAGCAGCGGATGAATTAAAGGGAGAGTAAGTTGATAGTTACAGATGAAAGTTTTGATAAGGTTCTAGATGCACACGATTTGGTCCTTATCGACTTTTGGGCCCCATGGTGTGGACCCTGCAAAAAAGTGTCTCCCATACTAGATGAGATATCAAATGAGCGTGGATTATGGGTTGGTAAGCTAAATGTTGATGAGAATCCAATTAAACCAGCAGAATACTCTGTAACATCTATACCTTATATGGTATTATTTAAGTCAGGGAAGCCAGTAAAAACTATTACTGGGGCTAAGCCAAAGCATGTATTGCTTGATGAGCTTTCCAAATGGATCTAGAAGATATCGATGCAGACCACCTAGAGTTTGAAATATGGCTCAAGAATGGTTATGACAGAGGTTGGGTGTCAGATGTATTTTGTGACACACACGATGGTCCACCGTTAACAGATGAAGAAATGCAAGAATGGGAAGAAGGAGGAGATCCCTGCTCTTTCCATGTAAAAGTAAATGCACTACACTAAATTTCTGTGATCATAAAGACGCAGAGGAAATAAGGAGAATAAATTAAATGAACTCATTTAAGAAAATCGCACTAGCCATGGTTGCAGCCATGACTTTGGGCACAATCGTAGCAACACCTGCAAGTGCTGCTGTAATGACAGTTGCAGTATCACTAGATACTGTAGCAAACACTACGGCATCAGCAATTGCCACACCAGCTTCATTGCCAGTACCTGCAGATAACACAGTTGATGCAGCTGACGCACTAAAGTTTATTGCAACAGTTGATGTTGGAACAAGCGTAACAGTAGCAGCAACAAATGCAACAATTGTGTCTGCGCTACACACAACTGCTGCCCCAGTAGGAGCAACATCAGGATCATCATCTTTGACAATTGCAACTGGTACAGGAACAACTGCAACATTCTGGGTATACACAAAGACCACAGCAATTGGTACAGTTGTAATCACAAATGGCGGAACACAACTTACATACTACGTACAGGGAACTGCTGGTAAGATTAATACCCTTACAGTATCTGCTCCTGCTACAGGTGCTGCTGGCACAAAGCAGGACATCTCTGTAACTGCCACAGACACATTTGGAAACAAGGTATCTGGTAAGTCAATTACTGCAACCGTATTTGCTTCAACAGCAGTTATGGATACAGCAACAGTAACAACTGGTGCCACACTTTCAGATTTTGGAGTTGCAAAGTTTACTGCAACACTCCCAGCAACTGGAACACGATCACTAATCACATTCAGCCCAACAACTGCTGGAGATGCAACAACTGTTGATGTAGTTGGTCTACCTGCTCGTGCACTAGCACCATTTGCAGAGATTGCAGTTCGTGATCTAGTGTCAGAACTTGCTGCACAGACTGCTGCTAAAGATGCAGCGCTTGCTGCCAAGGCAGTTTCAGATGCTGCAGTTGTAAAGGCCGCTTCAGATGCTGTTGCTGCCAAGACTGCTTCAGATGCTGCTCTTGCAGCAGAGAAGGCTGCTTCAGCCAAGGCTCTTGCAGATGCAAAGACTGCTTCAGATGCAGCACTAGCTAAGGCACTTGCAGATGCTAAGACAGCTTCAGATGCAGTTGTCCTTGCTAAAGATGCAACTATTGCTAAGCTAACAGCAGATAATGCTGCAGCACTTGCTTCTTTAAAGAAGTCATTCAATGCACTCGCTACAAAGTGGAATGCAAAGAACCCAAAGGCTAAGGTTACCTTAGTTAAGTAATTAATGTTTATGGGGCGGTGAAATATCCGCCCCATTTACATTTTATTAAACGAAGAGTATAATAGAATTATGGAATCAAATAAAAAAAGTTTATATAAATCAATTACTTGGCCAGCAGTTCATATTGGATTTGTTGGCACGATGGTCTATTTATTTGAAAAGGCTATAACTGGCGAAGCCCACTGGGAATACGCTGGCACATTTGCAATCATATACACAGCATGTGAAATGGTTGGCTTTTTCTTACATGAAAGAGCTTGGTCTAAATTTGGCGGGAAAATAAAATAATGGGAAAGCACCTAGATAAAATGCAAAGAGCTCTTGCTCAAAGACAGGCTGGCACATACACAAGTGGACAAAAAAAGCCTGGATCAATGAATATTAAAAAAACTGGCTATAGGGGACAGAAAGCAAAGGGCTCTAAGTAGTGTTTGAAGATACTTGTCAGTGGTCTAAAGAATGTAGTAATAAAGCAACAAGAATTGCATCAAGAAAAGAAGGACCAATTATAGATATTTGTGACAAATGCTGGCATAAAGAGTTTAAGTCCTAATAAAAATAATATCAAGATTGGATAAAATTGAGATACAATTGGTTTGCAAGGCTAGACGATACAAGCATAGATGGAATGGTACTTTTGTCCGATGAAATTGATCAATACAACTATTACTCTTCATTATTTACATACCACGCACAAGACCCAGACCCATTTATAAAAGCAGCTCGTGTTCTTAATAAGAATCATGTTTTTAAATATATGATTGCAATAAGACCTTATGCAGTGTCCCCAGAGTATTTAGCAATGATGATATCCTCATTTGAAGAGATACATAAAAACAGATTAATGATAAATATTGTTTGTGCACTTGGTCAAAATGAAGAAAATTCATTAGAAAACATGGTAACTCAAAAAGAAAAATTTGATAACCATATTTTTAGACAAGAATACACAAGGAACTATATGAAAAAAATAAGAGAAATTTTACCAAAAGATTCAACTGTAGAGTTTATTATAAGTGCTGCTCAAGACTATGACATAGAGACATCCAATATGTATGCCCATGGCAATGTAATGTTTTACTATGACTTTCTTAAAAATCACCACAAGGTTAAAAATGAAATAAACATGGTTGCGATTATGGCAATTATAAGAGATACCCATGAAGAGGCTGAAGAGCAATACAACGCTATGATCAAAAAAGATCTACAAAAAGATACTATATATGGGACAGAAGATGAAATAGCTGATCAAATTAATGAATTGTCGAATCTTGGAGCCACAGACGTATTAATCAATGCCCATAGGATTCACCAATATAGCGACAAAGTAATGCCACTTATTAATAAATTAGCTGGCAAAAGACAACCCTAGTTCCTCCACCCGACGCATTCTAATCAACCAGATGATATACTTATCTGGTAGGTGGAACTCTAGAACCATCTAAATAAATGACCTATAGGAGAATAAAATGACAACAAATGGAATTAATGGCGGAGGCTTTGAAGCCGCTACACCAGCAGGAACAAATGATATCAACGCACACTACTCAGACAACACAGGATCAGCATTTCCTGTAACTGACAAGTCAACACAAGATGGTGCTGGCGTAGGACAGAGTGGTAAGTAATATGGAAAACATTAAAGCAGAAACACCAGCAGCTCCAGTTGCACCAGCAGCTCCAGTTGCACCAAAATCAGCAGTACCAGCTCCAGGAACACCTGAATTTGCTGCATGGGCATGGGAAAATAGAAACGGCTAATGTGTTACGAATGTGGATGTGAAACCCTAGGAAGCACTATGGGTGGAACGCAGGCAAACATTGTTGATGTTTCAAGAGATGGAGACTCAGGTTTGACATTAAGCATGAGCTCAACTCCAGAGCAGACAAGACAATTTATAAATGAGTAATTTTAAAAAAGAAAATGGTACTGGCATGGAAGCACCACCAACTGGCGGTGCACCTGCTGGCGCTGTTACTAGCAGAGAAGCAACAAAGAAGCAGCCAAGACAAGGCATGAGGGTGGATACAAATAAACATGGTATTAGAAGAGAAACAAGCCTGATACCTAAGCCACCTAAGAAAACTGGTAGAAAGAAGATCTAGCCGATGTGCATCAAGTGCGGTAGCTGTTATAAAGAACATGAGCGCACAATAGATGACGCAGTAGATTTTATTGAAGACTTGGATTATAAAAATTAGAAAATTGCTAAATGGATCAACCGTCTTTGAATTAGATGAGGCGGTTGATCTAATTATACACACTAAAGCCCCAGGTAAATATAAGGTTATAGACCTAGAAACGGGCGAAGAGTATGTAGGCTCAGAGATTAAAAATGAAAGCTTTGCCCCAGTCTTAATAGAAAAAGTTAACAGGGGGAAAATCGGTCAATGGATTAAAATAAAAGCAAAACAATCTATTGACCAGGTCGAATAACTATTGTATAATAGGTAGTATACACAATGTATGCTATAAACAAAAGAAAGAATATTATGAAAACAATCGGAGATAAACTCAATCAATTTTCAGTTGTTGGTGTTAAGCCAGCAAGACTTGATTATGCAGAAGATGCATTTGAAACCTTAACAGAAAAATCATTTCCTGGAAAATGGAAAGTAATTGTTTTTTACCCTAAAGACTTTACGTTTGTTTGCCCAACAGAAATTGTTGCATACGACAAGCTATCAAAAGACTTTCATGACAGGGATGCAGTTCTTATGACTGGGTCTACAGATAATGAATTTTGCAAAATTGCTTGGAGAAATGCACATAAAGACCTAGCTAAGACTAATTCCTGGTCTTTTGCAGATCAAATACGTGGATGGCAATGGAATGATCAGACAGAAGAATCAACTGCTGGCCTAGCAGAACAACTTGGTATTTTAACACCACAAGGAGTTGCACTACGTGCTACATTTATTGTAGATCCAGAAAACATCATCCAGCATGTAACTGTAAATAACCTTGACGTCGGCAGAAACCCAGAAGAAACATTACGTATTCTAGATGCACTTCAAACAGGAGAGCTATGTGCATGCAATAGAACAATTGGTGGAGAAACTCTATAATGACTTGGGTAGACCAGCTTAAGGATTCTCTTCCAGAATATGCTAAAGACATCAAGCTAAACCTTGATGCAGTAATTAATAGATCAACTATTGATTCAGAGCATGCCATGTATCTTTCTATCGCTGCAGCATTTGCAACTGGTAACGGTAAGCTTCTCGCCTTCATTACAGCAAGCGCAACAGATGATGTTGAAAGAAATGCAGCCCTTACTGCTGGTGCAATTATGGCACAAAATAACGTATGGTATCCATATATTGAGATGGCAGATGATCAAAATTTATCTGGGCTACCAGCACAGCTTAGAATGAATTCTATCGCTTCCCATGGGGGCACTACAAAAGCAAAGTTTGAAGCATATAGCCTTGCATCTTCTATTATTGGTAAATGTCATTTCTGTGTAAAAGCACATTATGAAACGTTAAAGCAAGAAGGATATTCAACCGAGCAGCTGCGTGACATTGGCAGAATCGCAGCAACAATTAACGCTTTGTCAAAAATACTATCCGCTTAACCAAGAAATGGTATAATTGGGTAAATACATATTGAAAAGGGAGACATCATGTCAGAAACACAGGTAGTCAGTCAGCTCGGAGGAAAGCTTCTCGGAGGAGGAGGAACTGGCATTTGGCAGTACGATAACTTTATATCTAAAGAAGAGTGTGAAGAGCTAATTAAATTTTTCAATGCTAATTCTGAAGAGTGGAGATACATTTGTTTTTATGGATCTTATGGTATGCACGTAGTTTCTCCTTTTGATAAAGAGCATGGAACTACAATAACAGAAGAATATATGGCAAACCTTCGTGCAAGAATGGTTCAATATGTTTCTGATGCCGCGGGGCGTCCGATGAAAATTAACAGCATGCATGCACAAAAATGGGAACTTGGAGCTTATGCAAATGACCATTCGGATAGCTCAGATCTAGATGGAAATGATATGGGCTGGAGTGACAACAAACAGTACGCTGGTATCTACCTTAATTCTCAACCAGATTACAGTGGCGGAGTTTTAAAGTTTAGAGATCATGGTTTAGATGTTATTCCTCCTGCTGGCTCATTTGTTTCATTCCCAGGCGGACCAGAAAACATCCATAGCGTTACAGAAATAACTGGCGGAACAAGATATACTATTGTTATTTTCTGGGACTATGCTGACGCATGGTATTCAGAAGCAGAGCTACAAGAAATGGAACGAATGATTCTTAAAGAAAGAATTCATCAGTACCAGCTTAAGAGACAATGGGCTCTAGGAGAAGCTCACCCATTGCTAGAAGATCCTTATGCAGGTCTAGATGATGATTCAAAGTTACCAGAAGGATTTAAAGAAAGCTTGACTATCGGAGACATGAAATCAAATGCCCGTAGAAATCAAGAGAACGCAGTAAAAGAAGGCCGCGTCCCAGAGGGAGTGGTAAATGACATGATAATATCACAGGAGGAAGAAGTATGATTACAAAAGCAGGTTCATCAGGAATTGACTCAGAAGGTGTAGCATATGATCACGCCTTTACAATAGAAATTGGAAGAGTTTCATATACATTATGCGGAGAAGATAAATATCAGGTTACGCTTAATCTTAACTCGTCAGAGGGTCATGAAGAGATCGCACCAGAAATTCGCACAATGTCTTATGATGATTTGAATAATTGGTTCCTAAACCCAACACCAGAGTACTACAATACAACTATAAAAAATAGCTAAGGAGTAGTCCTTGAAACAGCTTTATTTTTTGCATATACCAAAAACTGCAGGAAAATTTGTAGGAAAATGTGTGCGTGATTCTTTATCTGAAACAGATTTAAGGATATATATAAGCACACACTATCCAAATGAATTTAATGTTTTTGATAAAGCTTATGTTTCTGGTCATTTTGGTACTTACCCTATTGAAAAAAATCCATCAATGGATGTAGCATGTCTGCTAAGAAATCCAATAGATGCAAGGGTTAGCTACTTTAATTTTATTTATAAATATCAAATGGTAGGCAGACCAGAATACGATGCCATTTATACTTATTTAGATAAACTTAAATATTATTTATTTAATGATCCCAATTATGCACTTCATAATAACTATCAAGCAAGATTTATATGCAACCCTGCAGATGAAAAGTCTTTTAGCTTAAAAGGATTTTATGAAAATTATGGGGATGACTTAATGAAAGAGATTGGTTTTCATGAGGGTAAAGCATTTACTTGGTTTGTAGGGAATGATAAAACTTCTTTAGATTTAGCAATGAGTAATGTCAAATCATTTAATATTGTAAATACTGCTGAACGTTTGGACCTATTTATGGATAAAGTAAATAGATGGTTTATTGAGAATTATAATATAGAGATAGATTATAACCTATTAAATAAGGTAAATACCTCCTCAACAGAATACAAGGGAGTTGTATATACAACTAAAGATTTGATAGATATGCTCACAACAGATGAAAAAGAGTTGATTGTAAAGAATAATTATATTGATTATGCAATATATTCTTATGTTAGTGGCAAAGAGTTGTTAGGGGATAACTGAGCAATGATAAATAAAGCAGATAAAAATTATAATTTTATATACTTTAAAGAGTTTAATATAGAATTAATAAAAGAAAAGTGTATCGCATTAAAAGAGGAGTGGCTACTAGACCAGTCGAGGCAAAATATGCAGTACCCAGAAAGAAGAAATCCTCATCTTTATACAAATACATACATTGTTCAAGACCACCATTTATTTTGGCAAAATGGTGAAAAGTTTTTACCCACACTGAAAGATCCAGAAATATATGAATTAGTAATGCCAATTATAAAAGAATTACAAGAAAGAATTTGTGGTAAAGCTGCTAGAGTACTGCTAATTAAACTTGAAGGTAATAAAAATGTAACAGAGCATACCGACTCAGGAGATTATCTTAATACAGTAAGAAGATTTCATATACCAATAATAACTAATGATAAGGTTTATTACACTGTAAATGGTGAAAAGATTCACATGAAGGCTGGGGAGTGTTGGGAGATAAACAATAGAAAGCCACACTCGGTAGATAATGATAGCGATGAAGAAAGAATACATTTGCTTATAGACATAATGCCAGAATCAGAATTTAGAACATACGACTCCTTGTTACCTGAATCTAAGATTAAAGTAATAGAAAACTTTATATCAGAAGAGGACGCACAATCATTCATTGATTATATAAACAACAACTATTTAAATAATTATAAATTTACAATAGGTAAAAAGGCTTTAGCTGCAGGCAATCTCAGGTATCAATCCAATGTCCCAGAAGAGTTCGCTTTATCAGATCATGAAGAAATGAGTGATCTTATTAAAAAATATAGCGATAAATTTTTAAATGAATGCTATAATTTTTTTAAAGATGATTTTGAATTATACCTAACTGCGTTTTGGATGACAAGGTTTGAAAAAAATACAAAGCTGCCATTTCATAACGACAATCATGAGGGCGCTGAGCACCTTTTTAGAAGTGGTGTAATATACTTAAACGATGATTATGATGGCGGTTACCTAAAGTTTTTAGACCATAGCTTAACCTATAAGCCAAAAAGACTGAGCCTAGTTATATTTGATTCAGAGTATATGCATGAGATAACAAATATTGTATCTGGTGCTAGAATGGCACTACCTATATGGGCAACAAAGAATCCAAAAAAATGCATACTTTAATGCCGTCATTAAAGCTATTTAATAACTTTATAGAAAAACAAGACATTGATTTTCTAATCAAGTGGATAGACAATAATTGTCATGATCAAAAAAAATTTAGACATAGGGTTGGCATTGCTTTCGACAAGGGTCTAGCGGTTAGAGCGATATTCCCAGACGAAAAGCCTCCATCTATGTTTAAAGATTTAGAAGATATAATTACTAGATGCTCAAATAAGTTTATGGAAATTCAAAAAGAACATATGGATGACGGGAAAGACCACTATTTCTACGGAGTTTCAATAACCAAACTATCTAAAGACATCCAGCTAAGGATTCACCAGGATGTACATAATGATTTCTCTACCCTATCTTACAGTGCAGTTTTATATTTAAATGATAACTATGTTGGTGGAGAAGCTTCTTTTTTAAAAGACTTCGTGCCGTTTTCTGATTTTCCTTTATACGATGATAGCATGGGCGGAATAACATTCAAACCGTCAGCAGGAGATCTTTCTATATTCCCATCAGACTTATGGCATGGAGGAAAAAAAGTTATTGATGGAGATAGATATGCAATAATATTTTGGTCTACTACTGAAAAAGAATATGAGTTTGCTGGATTTGATTCAGATAAAGTTTTAGCAAAAATTAATACAAAGGCAGCAGAGCTTGGGTATAACTAATGGGGGAAAGATGATAAAGTCAATAAGGTGTAAGTTGTTTGGACATAAGATAATAACTGCTGGTTCATGCCCATTTACTGGTAAATCATATAATGCATGTAAAGTTTGTGACAGATTGTTTGAGCAATAAGATGAAAGAGTATCTTGATGAAAATGTTTATGTTGTTAGAAATTTTTTATCTTATGAAGAACTTTCAATACTATTAGAAGAATCGCATGAGCCCTCTGGTTGGGAGATAAGGGGCGGAGATAAAAACCCAATGCAGAATGTATGGAATAAGTTTATAGAAGGAACTAATAAAATTATTTTCTATAAAGATGGTGGAATATTTAATAAGATAGAGTCTCTAATGAATACAGATATGATTAAATATAAGAAAGCATATGTTTTACAAAAAATGACAGAAATGCCAGTTGAAGAAAAAACAGCTTTATTTTGGCACTATGAAAATAAAAACAATCATCTTGTCGCTGGAAGCTTTGTGCTTTATTTGAATGACGATTTTGAAGGAGGAGAGCTTGTCTTTAAAAACAATGATATTCTTGTAAAGCCAGAGGCAAACATGTTCGTGTTTATTCCCGCAGGCGAGGATTACACACACTCAGTTAATAGTCATCAAGGTAATGATAGATTAACCTATTACGGGGTGTCCTTTTATGAACAAAATTAATGGTACAATTGTAATATGAAATTAGAAAAGACTATTGTTGACGGAGATCTGTGGTACATAGACAACTTCCTGACAGAAGAAGAGATTAATCTTTTTAAGCCATACATGTATGATAAAAACGAATGGTACGTTACCATGAGGTCCCCATATAAAAATGTTTTAAATAAATTTATTGGCGCCGAAGTAATGCTTGATGATGAAAAAAATGTAACAACCATACCAGGGCCACAAGACAAAATACCTGAATGGTTCTATCCAATATTTGATAGAATAAGAGAGGTTTTGCCATTTGGTCATTACCCACAGGCTGCAACGCTACAAACATTCAAGGGAATGACACAGCAGCAAGCAAAATCATTATTGATTCCAAAGTATCAAGAAAAATATATTGATAAAGAAATTGACTTTGCTTTTGACTGGCATTATGAAAGAGTTCCAGACTACAATGACAATATAGCAAGATCATTTAGTGTTTATTTAAATGATGACTTTAAGGGCGGGGAACTAGAATTTAGACATAAAAGCTATAAGATAAACCCAAAGCCAGGAAGATTTGTTTCCATACCAGTTGCACCTGAATTCGAACATAAAGTTGCTTTTGTAGATGGTAATGATAGACATACCTGGTATGGTGCAATTTTTGATACAGAAGATTTAGCAATGTATAGTGAGCCAGGAAACTGTTAATTAACATTAATACATTTATTTAAGGCTATGCCATAAATTTTATTTTGCTCAGTTAGATCAAATTGTGTCATATCAATATTTCCATAGGTATCAGATGTTTTGCTGGATACAAGATATTTACTTCCTTCATAATCTTTAAGATTTGTTTTATAAAGTAATCCGTTGTCTATAAGATTAAAGTAATTAAATAGATATTTAATTAAACTGTCAGTATTATTGATTAAATCATTGTAGTCTATCAACATATATGAGTCATTAATTAAATTTTCATAAAATATTTTGTAAGCTTCTGGGTAATCATTGAAAACTTTACCTGGTTCGTAGTGTTTTTGCATTGCATATTTTGATCTTAAAGTATCATTAGGATTTCTTACTATAGAAATAATGTATTTATTAAAAACTTTTTCTTTATCATGAGTAGACTTTAAAATAAAACCAGTTTTTTGATTAATCAGCTCTTTTAAGTACTTAGAGCCAGATCTAGGATAAGTTAATAGCATACGATTATTAATATCTCTCATATATAATTATACCACTTGCACCATTGACTATTCAGGATATATTTAGTATACTTAAAATATGAAAGAGCCTAAAATTATGAAAATGGACTGGCGCTCACTCGGTTACTGGCCAGTATATAAAGATGGTAAACTTACATGGGAAAAGGATCCAGATGTCCAAGATGAATGATGGTTTAGATAGGTCTATGCGTCTTAAACTGGTCATAGAGGATATGTTAAAAGATATTGACATGAGCGGGGAAGAATGGAATGACCGTGATAAAGACGGAGTTGCGTATTGGGAGAAATGGAATAAGAATGATTGATTGGTTAGTTCATAAATTATTTTGGTGGGCACCACTTCGCAAAGCTATCTTTGAAGAAGTACATATGTATGACCATTTGTCTGATGTATTTACTGGTTCAGACTTAACAGATATAGCTTCATGCAGCTGGATGGAAGGCGATATGTGGTATGGTTGGACATATGATAGTAACGCCAAGCGTTATTACTTTGATGATATTGGCAATAAATCTCTCATTGGATTATGGGAAGATCAATGGTTAAAAGAGGCCGAACAAGATGTCAAAATGGATTAAAATAGTTGGTGAAGCAGCACACAAGTGTGACCTGCCATGGGCCATAAACGCTCATACAATGTCTGGAACACACCTTCAAAAAAGGCATTCAGGATCAATTTGGGAATGTGATTGTGGGGAAAGATATGAATGGGACGGAAAAGATTTTAGCGGACCCATGTAATGAAAATAGAGTTAAGTGCCTTTTGTGTTCATTGTAATGAAAGCGTAAAAGGAAGGTTAACCGAGATGGTTGTCTTAGATTCAGGTAATTGGTTACACATAGGAGAGTGCCCAGTTTGCTATCTTGAAATTAAGCGAATTGTCCCCAAGGACAGTTCAGGTTCCTATAATGGTCGTAGAGCAGTTTCCGAAACTGATAATGAAGGTCCGATTCCTTCACCTGAAGCTTGATAGGAGAATAAATGGATATAGTTTATGATAAGATAGCTTTTTTTAGAAATGCTTTGCCTAATCCTAAAGAATGGTTAGATAAAGTAGAATTAATAGAAGACGATTTAATTAGTGCATGGATCCCATGGCAGTCTAACCCTGATGATGGAACTACTCCCTATGTTTATGGAGATAGGAAACATTTGCTATTAAAAGACTCTGAAAGCAATAAAGAGTCTGCGGCCTTAGTTAAGCAAGTAATAGATGCAATGGTAAACTGTGCAGAACAATATGCTAAAGAATATAATATAAATATACCAATTGATTTAGGTTCAGCCTGTGTGCTAAATAAATATAAAGAAAATGAAGTTATGGGACAACATGCTGACTGGAATGAGCATCAAGATATGCTTGAATATTCATTTGTTGTTTATATCAACGAAGACTATGAGGGTGGCGAGTTATATTTTAAGGACTTAGATGTGACAATAACTCCAGAAGCAGGAAGCATAGCTTTGTTCCCAGCTAAACTTCCATATTCTCATGGATCTAACCAGCTAATAAGCGGCAGAAAGGTATTTATACCTCATTTCTGGAGAAATGTAAAGTCATAATGAGTTGGCACGATAGCCCTTTGGCTAAACATTGGCAATCAATGACATATCAGTATGGTTGGAAGTGTAAGTGTGGTGAAGAAATTCATGTAACGACCCTAAATCTTAAAACTATGCCCGAGTGCCTAATGTGCGATAGCCATATGTACATGACATACTCAATCAATCCAGCTGGGGAAATATGGATGAACGCAGCATTGCTTCTAGAAGAGGACTACGAATAGGTGGGTAAACATTGGGAAGATAAATCTCAGTGGATAACACATTGCCCAATATGTTTTTGTGCAACCACACATAATCTACTAGACTTTCATTTACAATATCATGAAATTCAGACCCCAATTAGTGAAATCGGCGACGGTAGAGGGATCCCAGTCAACTACGTTGACACATTTAATGATATAATAGATATCTAACGATAAGGATATAATATGTGGTGGTCATGGATACTAGCCATAATCGGCGTAGCAGGTATATACTTTGTAGGCAGAAAAGATAAATGGGGATGGTTTGTACTTTTATTTAACGAATGTCTATGGATAACATATGCAGTAATAACAAGCCAATACGGATTCATATTTTCAGCTATAGCGTATGCAGCAGTATATATTAAATCATACATTCATTGGTCTAAAGAGCCTGTAAACAAAATACATCTATAAGGAGGATATAATGTCAAAAAAGAAGATAAAGCTTCCACTTAGATTTTGGAAGAACCCAATTAGATACGTAAAGTTTCATAAAGCACTAAATAAAGTTAAGAAGTCAATGTAATGGCCTACTCAAGATTCTTTGATAGCGACATATATATCTATCCACATGTTGGTGGCTGGATTGAATGTCAGGCTTGCTACCTTAATGAGCCCACAGATCAATACTCATTGTTCTCTATGTCTGAAGAAATACATGATGATGGTCATTTAATATCTCATGTTAGGGAACATATCAATGCTGGTCATGATGTGCCAGAAGGACTGCTAGAGCAAATTCTAGATGATCCAGATAGATACGGTGTGAGTGCTGCCCCTGATGGTTATGAATTGGGCGGGGAAGCTTAAGTGGTATAATTTACTTATGGAAAACAACGACAACATTGAATTAACAGATGAAGAGATCTCAAAGGGATATGAATCAGATAACCCAGATGAAGATAAATGGGACAACTTAGAAAAGGCTTGCTGGAGCGGATATAAGCAGGTTGGTATGAAAGATAAGGGCGGAAAGAAAGTCCCTAACTGCGTACCAGTAAAGAAGTCTATGTTCGGCACAGAAGGACCTCAGACACTCATTCCAAGGAATAAATAACATGGGTATCTTAGATAACCTTGAAGCCTATCTAGAGGCGGAAGAGACAGAGAAGTGCCATTACTGTCAAGCTGTAGCTACATATAATGATTTAGCCGAAGTAGACAGAAACTATCAAGTAGTAGGCGTGTGTGCGTGTCATTCATATCAAGGTTTAGTATCTTAATATAGTATATATACTATATAGGTCCCAATTAGTGAAAAAGTTCGGCGGTAGAGACCCTATTGTCACTACGTGACTTAAATGCTACAATGAATATATATGTTAAAGCAAAGACTAGATAAGCTATTTAAGCCTTACAAAGCTCAATTTGATAGATGCCCAATCCGTATTAAGATCATAGCCATATTGTGCGTTATGTACCTATCTGTACCAATTGACCCATTTGATATACTATTTCCCTGGATGGCATTGGCAGATGATCTATTTATAGCGGGCATCCTATTAAAGATTCTGCACAAATACGGCGGGCTGGAAGAAGAAGTCCTAACCTCACCAATAGAACTATTAAGAGATGTATTTAATAGAACCAAGAAGAAATGATATAATAGAACAATGATAACTATAATACTAATAGCACTTACATGGTACCTAACTAAGGTATATTATACTAAGACTCTAAAAGTCTCAATCTATGATTTAGAGCAGCATAACCTAATGCAGGCTACCTGTAGCAAATGTGCTCAAACTCTTGTGATCCATATGGATGATATGCGTAACCCATTTTATTGCCTAGGCTGTAAAACACTGAGATAAGCTATGGATAAATTCGAATCATCATATAATAAGTTTGCTAAAACTGAGCCATATAAGGTAGCATGTAGCAAATGTCTGATCCTATTTTATAAGGCTAATGATGACCCATTTGTGTGTCTGGAATGCTCAGTAAGATAGAGCATAACCTAGTTGACTAGGATACTATAAATATAGTATAATATATTATATGGCTGAAGCAAAAATACCAGGATATAAACAAAATCCACCAGACTGGTGCGATGATTGTAAATCTGCTGGAGGCGAAGAGTGTCCAGATTGTGGATGCACTCATAATTGTTGAAAGGCGGGAACAGCAAGTAATGGCAAAAAAACGGAAGTTCAATTGGGATCAACAGCTTCAATATGCCCAAGAAGCATTAGATAAGAATAAAGCCCTAATAGAGTCTACATCTAGAGGAACTAATGCAAATAAGGCTTCATCTTGGTCTAGAAGACCATCTAAGAATAAGAGCCCATTGCAATAAATTAGCTCCTAACTCCTATATCCCCCTCCCTTTTATCTCCTTTCTATCAGCCTCCTAGAGGCTTATTTAGTGGAGTAAAGTGGAGCATAGTGGAGAATTTATACTATAAACAACATATCATATACTATAGTTATATCTATATAAACATACATATGTAATTGAGCATAACATACAGATGGGCGTAATGTCAATAGGACAATTTGGACATATATAGCAGCATATTGATCCATATTTGTCAATAGAATTCATGAGGAATTTTGATCTATTTTGCCATATTCTCTACACATTTGTCGACATTCTATATGTATCTTAAATCATTTAGACATATTGTGTAGCAAATTTCAGGGATTTTGTCAAGGCCTTCGTAAATAGAAAATTTTTCCCTCAGCTATAAATTTCAGGGATTTTGATCATGTGGTCGTAAACGAAAAAATTTGCCCTCATGCCCACACATGCAAAAAATCCACAGGATGTGGATAATCCTGTGGATAATTTGGGCTAGATATGTTTATCTATCTAACCAGGCATGCTCATATTCATTGTATATGCCTAATTGATTAAATTAACTTCATCGAATTCCTTCTCCTCATACTCTCTTTGTATCCTATAGGACTGAGGTATTGATTTGAATAGTTCCGCCTTTGTTTTAGGAAGTTTAAGAAACTCAAACTCCTTGTATTCTTGTATTTGCTTGATTGCTTCGTTTAGTTCATTGGCTAGATAGGTTCCTTCTGATTCCACCCCGTCATAATCGTTGTTCCCGTGACGAAGCGATACCTCCTTGATGACCTGACTTACCAGTTCCATTAATCTATCTAATGTGTAGTACGGTTGATTAGCCATGTATCGAGCCATGATTGCTGGATTGAACCAATGGTCTTCTGTTAGATTAATCAGTTGTTCTGCTAACTTGATTTCGTTTGACTTACTCATTTTCCGCCTTTCGTTAACTGTCTATTATACCAAAATGAAGCAGGGCTGGCAATGCCCACGGATCCCACCGCTATCGCCAGCCCCACACTTGGGTCCTTACTTAGCCTTGTTAACTGGCTCTGCTGTAAAGACAATTCCTTTGGTTGCTGCCTCTTGGAGGGCGACCTTTGCTGCACCTGAGAAACGTCCACGAACGCCTACTGTAATGCCCTGAGCTTTTAGATATTCACGCTTTGTTGTCATTTGTTTTTATCCTTTCAAGATAATTGGTTTGATTTAATTATAGCAACTTTTCACGGATTTGTAAATAGTTACCGTAAGCAACTTTTTCTGCCCTTATGTTAAATTAGTTTGTTCAATACGATCTTTAATTAATTTAGCAATGATGTTATGGGCCTCAATGTTTTCGGTTTCGCTGCCACCCCACAGGAGCTTTTGGGCTTTATCTAATTGATCGTTCACGTACCTGTCACTCATCTTCATCTTCGTCCTCTTCCTCTTCTGGATCCACAAGGTACCCACGGTTTAACATCCAATCATGTACATCTTCGTTGTGTTGTTCTGCACCGTACTCTAGAGAGAAGCCTTGCCCAGCCTCTACAGCCTCACACAGGTGGTCCCACATCTGTTCTTCTGTTACTGTACAGGTGTAGTCCCCGTCTTCCATTTTGTACTTGATGACGTCCCATGTCCATAGCCAAACCAAGGAGAGACCTAGGTCGGTGGTGCTTAGGATGTCAATACATTCGTTTAGTTTATCTTTATCTTCAGGTTTCATTTCATTCCCGCTTTCAGTTCTCGGTCATATGCTTCACCAATAGCAAATGACAATTGATAAGTTAGTTGATATAGTTCAACCAAGGCGTCTAGTCGTCCCGTTGCCTCAGTACGTGCCATGGAATCCATTGCCTCTTCTGATTCATCTTCAATTGCTTGTGCGTCTGAAAGTTCTTGCTCAGCAATGAACATTAGATTCTTTAGTTCCCCGTGCATGATGTCAAGGCCTGATACTCCAGCATTGACCATGCGTTGCAAATGGGGCGGGAGCCCAATATCTTCTGCATTCATTATTCATACCTTTCGCTAGTAGAGTTCATTATATCAGTTGCCACTGACAATAAATGTTCGGTTGCATCAATTGCTCCCATATAGAATGAATCTGATTCCCAGTATTCATCCTCATTTAAAGGTTCATTGTTTCTTGCATCCTCTAAGTCCTGGTTAAGACTAATTAAATGAATCTTCATATATTCCAGGAATTGAGATGACTTAGTCAAAATAGCCCTCCGCCCATAATCCTTCTAAGAAACTAGATACTTCTTCTAATCCCTTGGAAATGCCTGAATTGCCTAATTGTTTACAAGCAATATTAATAGTGGCAAGCATCATATTTATATCAGATATTTCGTAACCTAACATTCTATTGCCTCCATATATTTAACCATAGTGTTTAATGTTATATGAATGTGACAATCACAATCATCAGATGTGTCTCTGTCATCAAAATGAATTAAGTTGTCATCATAGATATAATTAATTAGTTCCTGTGTAGTAATCATAAGCAGTATTCGTCTCCCTCAATATAGCCATAATATTCATTGTATGATTGTTTTAAGTTATCAGGAGCAAATGACATGAATTGCCATTCCGCATAATCGCTACCCTCATCTAAATTTTTACTGTTCCATTGTTCAAATAGGTGTTGCTCAATATCTACTTGAATTGCTCCAAGGATATGTTCTCCTACTGTATCTGTAAATGCTTCCATTATGCTTCCGCCTTTCTATATTCGGGTACTTTAGTGTCTAAGTATATCTTATGGGTCTGACAAATTGCTACAGCCTCTAGGTCTGCCTCGCCAAGCCAGTGGCAATTGCCACAGATTTCGCCACAGTCATTTTCTTCACAGTATTCCATTTGGTTAATGGCATCACAATCACGACATTGGTTGTCGTATTCTGATTCTGAGATAATTTCTCCACGAAGCATCTCTAACTCCCCACCCCAACCTGTTTCTTCTTCATAAGATAAAGTCATAAGTAAATTAGGGTATTGTGCAGATAGTTTAAGCAAAGCATTTATTGGACGAGACCAAGCAGTATTAAAGTTATAATGGACTACATAGTTCTCGCCATTTTCTGCTTCCTCGATAGTTGTATCAGGATAAAGATTATCTTCTGATACGGCTACATCCCATTTAGTGCTCCACTCACGGACATTAAAGTTATACCAGTCATTGGTCTCAAACTTCATTGCCTCAGAAAAATCGGTGGAACGAGGAGGTTGTCCATGATATACCTCATCAGTAATACCAGCATCTCTATAGTTATAGATATTATGAAAAGCAAAGATAGGATTAACATACTTAGTCTGCTTAACATCATATGATAAATCACCTACTGCAGTAATAGAATAAACGAATGGCTTATTCATCTGCTTGATTAAAGATTTTACTTGCTCAGGATTACCTTCTATAGTTAATCCATTAAATACCCAATTTGGCATTTTATATCCTTTCGTTGATATGTTCTAATTATAGACTAGACCACTGACAAATGGAATAGATTTGCCATGTGATACATGCCACATGATTCAGCTTTGTGGTCAAGATCACAGAAATTCAGGCGATTTTATATTGACGTCGTAAACAAATTATAATACCCTCAGCCTTTGTGGGCAAATAGAAACCCCCAGCTAAAAGCTGGGGGGTATGAATATGGCTGCTGATTTCCAACGAAAGAAATAAACCGCTTTACTTAGCGCCTGGCCCGCAGACTAGTTAGACGCACCATTTCATTTCTATATTAAAACCAGGACCAAGGTCCTAGGTCCAATTATACCATAACTAGTCGACTGTATTTATCTACGAATTTATCAATTGGCAGCGAGAAGACTACCTGAGATAGGTCCTCTTCATACAGTGTAAATGTTTTCTTAGACCAATCAATCACAGGCACCTTGTGCTCGTTGTCCCCAATATGATTAATATAAAGACCCCAGCCTGTTTCTGATTCCCATTCCTGTGCAACCAATTGAGATATGCATATACGTGTAGCATATGCCTCATCCGTCCACCGTGGTTCTGCTTTTGCTACTGCAGTGGCCAAGTGGTGCAGCATCTCTGAGCCCGCCCAATGTCCATATAGATATAATGTTTCGCCCTTAGAATCTCTGAATCCAAAGTTTGCTCTATTTCCCATTTTATTCCGCCGTTTCTAATTGTTGTTCTTTTTCGTAGTTGAGTAATTGTACCATTTCATGGGCCCAGTCCACAAGAGACTCGCCCTGTTTGTTTTTATGATGTCCGCAAAAATAAAGGGACATTGCATCTTTCTTTGCTTCCCACATAGCTTGCGCTGCACATTGATCACACTTAAGCCATTCAGCCATCATAGGTTTCCACCTTCAATCATTTCTGAAAGACGGTCAAGGATCCAAGAATCGATGTCGGCGATATCAATCTCTGATAATTTCTCCATCAGTTCTTCACGAGCAAACTTATACCCGTCTTGAAAACCATCTTTATAATCTGACATTACTTCTCCTTATATCCTGTCGCTTCTCTGTCTGACCAGTAACTTTCAGTTAAGTTATACTTGTCACGAATGCGACTTACCTTCTCAATACTACCAGTTCCGATGTTGAAAGTCAACGGTCCACATTGTTCAGGGTCTAATCCAAGCAACTCTGCTTCCCAAGTAGCCCTCGCAAAGGCTACTTGAGTAGGAGCGGTAAGTTCAAAGTACATTAGCACTCACGCACATTACATACTTCGGTGTCATCAATTGTGATGTTACCGTTATTTGAATCAGCATAAAGAGCATCTGTAACTTCTGACTCAAGGTCCATATCATAGTCATTTTCAAGAATATTGAATGAATATGTTCCGCTAACTTCAACAGATGCAGTAAACTGAACTTCTTTGATTAGTTCAATTGAAAGCGCTTCAGCAATTTCACGAAGTGTATCTTGGTCACCTGAATCAGCATATGCCTCGCAGATAATTTCTTTGACTGCATCAATCTGAGATAGCAGAGTAGTTACACGCTTCTGTGATTGACGTCCATTATGTAAATCCCACTCGATAGATGCAACCTTATCAGTTGCATATTCTGCATCTGAATAACCACGGATTACTTTGTAGGTAACCAATAGGTTGGAGTTATATGTATCGGGAACTGTTACTGCAGGTGTTGTTGTATCTTCCATTTTTTCCTCTTTCGTTGTTGTTGGTGCAATTGTAGCATGCTCCACTGACAATAAGGTTGTCTTACGGCCACATGGACATGTGAGTTCTGTCACACCTGATGGGAATCCAAATCCATCTGATGATGTTAATTCAATTAGACAATCACATTCATCTGGGTCACAGACAAATGTATATTTACTTGATACTAGTTCGTTGGTCATGAAGAGAATTATACACGAGGCCACTGACATTTACAAGGGATTCCAGGAAAATTTTTTGTGACTCGTAACACATTTTTAACCCCCTTACCTTTGAGGGCGGTGCGATCTGTAACGGACTTGAACCGTCGACCTCTACCGTGACAGGGTAGCGCTCTAACCAACTGAGCTAACAGACCAATAAAAAATGTGAGCAGTTTTAAATCTTGCTCAGGATTTTATTTATTTAGAAAGCAGAAACCAATTTCTTGATTTTGTTTTTCTCAGCGGTAAGAACTGGGTCAAACCCTGATGCACCTGCCATAAGAGTTTCACCATTTCCACGTCCTGAACGATAATAATCTAAACGCTCAGTAAGTGCATTAAACGCACCCCACTTTGTGCCTTTGATATTGGCATTGGTTGGTGAGTTGTGATACAAATCATCAAGCAGGACAACTTTGTTTTCCCACTTCTTAATTGCACCCTTAGCATCTTTTTCAGGCTTTGGATAAATTGACTGAATCAACTTTGAGAATTCAGCATCAGTAATAGATTGCTCGAACATTGCTTTTGCTTCGATTTCAAATTCATCAAAGTAACCAAGAGCAAGCCCAAGAGTTTCACGAGCAACTTGAATGCGACCTTCAACAGATTGCGTGTGGCGAATCTTGAAAGATTGCTTTGCATTACGCATTGCAAGATTCAAAGTGTTTTGGCATACAACACGAACAGGAGTAACCGCTGCTTGAACAGCAACAGACCCGTCATGAGATGTCCATACGATTAGATACAACTTTGTTGCATCATTAGCACCTTGTGGGTCAAGCACCATTGTGCGAGGAATATCAACTGTACCGAATACAACTTTGCCCTGCTTAAGAGAGCCAGCAGATTCCCAACGACAATCAGCATTAGCATCATGAATAGCATCAGCGAATGCAAATAATTCTTCATTCTGCACTGGCTTGTAACGCTTTCCAACTGTTGCAAGAACATCTGTTCCCTTGTTGAATGGGTTGTCACGAATTACAAGAGATGCGGTAGATACATCATTCCAAGATTCTGGAATATGCTCAGTGATTGGAGATAGACGAACATTCCAATTAGCCAACTTTGCTTCTTCAAGCATTGTCTGTGTAGTTACTTCCTCATCTTGTGTAAAGATTCGGTTAGCAAGATTGTGCCATGCAGGTGCACCACGAAGAGCAAAAGCAACTTCGCCGTTTTCCATTTCTAGATTATGAGCCATGAATTTATTTCCTTTCGATTGGTTATTGTTGTAAGTATAACAGGTGCCACTGACATTGTCTAGATTAAACACTCATTTGTCCAAATTGTGACATGTGATCATTCTCACAAAATTCCAGGGTTATCCACAAGTACTCGTAAGCCTGTGGATAACCCCTCACCTTTGGGGGCAGAACTGGGAGATCCCAGCTCTACTCTAGTTTAAAGCTTATACGTGCAGCGCTTTGAATTTTGCTTTTTAGTTTGTGCACAGTGTCTTCATCAAAAAACATTGCTGTTATCTTTTTCTTTTTCTGTGCGTCATAAGCATAAGCATTAACACGTCCGCTGAATTGTTTGATGTTACTAATTACTAATTCAGTTAAATATTCTTTATCGACTCCGCTATCTGAATAGATAGTTAAATCATTTAACTTGTTTGCGTCATAAATTTCTACACGAAAACGATTTTTCATTTTATTGCCTTTGTTAGTAGTTACACCGAAGTGTGAGCAGTTTGGCGACTTACTCAGGTCGTTGGTTTATTTAGAGATAACGAGCAACCGCTTGATAAGTTGATGTGGAAACTGTTTCCTCATCTGTCATCTGCAAGATACGGATTGCGTTAGAGATTTCCTCTTTCTGCTCACGATAGTTGTAGATAGAGATTTGCTCAAAATCCTTGATAGGCTCTTTAGGCAAGTCCTTCTCTGATACTGTGAGGTCGAAGTCAATGTTTAACTGATTATTCCAAGAACGGAAGTTAGTGCGGAAGTTTTCTGCCTTCTTGATGTTTGCTACTGCATAATCAACAAGTTCCTTCTGCCAAGCCTTACGAGCCTTTTCATACTTTGCTTCGTTGGCTTCTTGTGATGTGTAGTCAAGTTCTAGTTTTGCTAGTGCGCCTTCTAGTGCCTTGATTACCTTTGGTGTTGCAATTTTAACTGAGATTGCTTTGCTTCTAGCCATGTGTTTCCTCTTTCGTTAGGTGGGTTAGTGGTTTATTAAGTTGTAAGTATAGCAGAGGGGTCTGACATTTCTGCGACCCCCCTGCTTTTAGGCTATGCGCCTAATAGTGCCTTAGCAGATACCGAAGTCCAACGAGTTTCCTTTGTTGGCATTTCTAGTAGCACACGCACCGAGCCAGATGCCTGTGGGTGGATTTCTTTAATCACACCTGTTTTCTTTGACTTTAGTGTGGTGAATAAATCGCCCACCTGATAGAGATGATTATCTATTGTCATTTATTGCCTCTTTTCTTTGTTAGGTTAGTAGTATAGCATTGGGGTCTGACATTAGTCTAGCCCTATCTCATTATTTGAGAATGTTATTATGTGACCTTAGTCACTTTCAGGTAGCCAAGCGTGGAGATGGTGCTGGTCTATAATTGCGTGAGCGGGTGCGTGGGTGCTTCCTCGATACGATACGCCTTCGGGCATTTCGATCAATTTATCATAGTCCTCGTCATAGTATGCGTCAATAGCCTCGATACATGGTTCGACCATAGATAATGGAACGGGCGGGTAATGATTACTCTGTAGATGAATAGAAATAGCCATTTCTAAATCTAACTCAGTAGATAAATCTAGTGCTGTATTGTATCCCATTAGTTAGCCACCTTTAGAATTGCATAAGTACCATTTTTATTTATTTCATCAAGGATAGGACCTAAGCGAGAGCCTACCAATTCTTTTAGCATTCCTTCAAGCATTTGCACACGCATTGACTCGTCAAGCATTTGCATTTGGTGAGTAACTGGATGGCCTTCTGCAAACTCAGTTATGAACTTTAGACTATGTTCTACTATCATTTTTTGCCTTTCGTTGTTGGTATAAGAGTATTATAGCGTATAGCACTGACATTACCTAATCCATTCTCGGCGTGTCGCAGCTTTTGTGATAATACTCACATTTCCAGGGGTTGTGGATAACTTACTTAAAGCTGTGGATAACCCCTCTCTTTTGGGGGCGGAGCCCTAAAAGGATTTTAGGACTGCCCATATTGCTATAGGTATTGGTAATACAAGTACACTGCATAGTATAAATCCAATCACGGTACCAATTAATTCTGCCATTATTTTTTACTCGCAGAAAATCTAATGTCGGCTTTTCCGTAAACGCAGAGACCGCAAGAAACGCATGCGGATCCATTACTAGAGATAAGTGGAATACTTTTCATATTCTCAGGGCATTTAGCGCCAGGCTTGCCAGTCAATTCTTTCATTGTGTCTTCAGTTGCAGCGAATGTCTTTCCCAAATAGGCCAGGCGGACCTTGGAATTAGTTTTCAAATCGAATGCTATTTCTTTATTTTCATCATCCGTGGAATAGTACAGTGAAAGATTAGTAACATCTTTTAGAATAAGCGCTGCAGACTTTACTCGTGTATAAACCCAAAATTGAACATCAGGATGATTAGAAATAATTACTTTCCATGCGTATGTATAAATATCATTAAAGAAATCTCCGTCCCAGTGTATACGGAATAATTTAGGGGCGCCTTTCTTTTCACAATCAGCAATAAATTCAACAATCATCTCATCTAATAGAATAAGCATTGTATCCATATCGGCATTGCGTAGCAATTCCCAATTGTGTAGCAGATTAGTTTTTACTCCAGGGAATAACTTTTCGAGTTTTCCTGCGTAGCAAACGCTTTCACAAATACTAGTGGCACCAGGGCACGAGTAAGCCTTTCCAGCAGGTAATCCGAAAGTGTTAGCAATTGCGGCTTGCTTTCCATTTTTTGTGACAAGGTTAGCCACCTTTCTATCGTTAGAGCGTTTCAATTTCATAGGGGTAATTATAGCGGTTAGGTCTGACATATTAGTAATCCTCATCCATACCGTGGCCAGCGGAAGCAAGGGCGTCGGAGTCGGCCCAGCCAGTTAGTTCATAGAATTCCATTTCCTCAGACGCATAGCATTCAGCGCAGGTATAGTCATCACCATAGACTTCATAATCTTCATCAGAATAGAAAATTTCTTGAGCCCCGCAAATTTCATAGTTAAGACAAGCAACAGTAAATTGTTCCATTAGTAGCACTCTCCACATACTGGGTAATAGTATTCCCCGTCGTCGGTTACAAATTGGGTAGTTTCTTGGTCGCATGCGATACAGTTGTTCATAATTGAACCTTTCGTTGGTTGAATGGCAAGTATAGCAGAATATACTGACAAAAACTAATCGACACGCCGCATTTTCAGGAGCTTTTTAAAATGTGTCGTAATTCACATTTGGACCCCTCTCCTTTAGGGGCCGCCCTTACATTATTCTAGATCAATTTTCTTTTTGTGTTTTATTTTTCTAAAATACTTTTTTTTATTGCGTACAGGTTGCGCCGCATTACTGCGACGCAATTCCTGAATACGCTTTACTTTATCTCGAAGTGAATTTTGGGACATGATACCCACTCGCTTCATGAAATCTGCTTACATCAAATCGCTCATTATCTTTCGCAAACATCTCTGCGAAATCATTTACAATTTTAGAAAATAAGGCAGGGTGAGTTTTATCGCTGGCATACTTTAAGATTTCAGCGGTTGCCACATAGTCTTTGCGAGTCATCATTTTGTTACGACCTTTCGACCTTCACGATAAAAAGTTTTTGTATACATTTTGCCAGTTGGCATTTGTAAATTTACAGTTGAGTATTCATTAGCAAATCCCCAATCGGTGAACGCTAAAAAATCGGTGAACGCTTCTAAAGCGTCTACATAGTTTTTATTCCAGTGGATAGGCTGGCTATCATAGGCTAAAGTAATCTGGTACATAGTTTCCCTTTCGTTAGTTAAAAAATAAATCTTGTTCTTTGCCGAAATCGCAATCGCAAGTTTCGACATCGAAATCATTTTCGTTTCCGAAAAAAATTAAACCTGTTGAGTTACACTCTGAGCAATCTATTCGCATTACTGAGTTAATCACGCTTCACACTCACATTCTTTTGAGTAATCAAATTCGCAGAAATAGCAACCCATTTGTTCGCCGTGTGCTTTACACACATAAATAAATTGGCTTTCATCACAATGAAATTTCATTTCATCTTTAATAAAATAAAACTCGTTTTCATCTAAATAATTTTTAATCATTTAGTCACCTACCTTTACGGCAACGGCTCGGTAAGTAGTATTTCCAAACCATTTTGATTTTCCGCTAGTTGTAGAATAAACAGGGCGTACCTCTACACGATACGCTTCCGCGCCGTCATAGTGTAGGCAGGCTGGGTGTTTTTCTGCTGAGATAATCTCTCCCTCTACTGAGCGAGAGCGGTACATTTTGCCGATAAGTAAATCTTCGACAGTATAGACATTTGCTGACATTAGTTGTCACCTTTCGTTTGTTGATAGTAGCAATTATAGCCTATGGGTCTGACATTTTCACATTACTAGCCAGTAATTCCACATAATAAGACGCTCAAGTCGTGTGATAAAGGTCACATAAAAATGTCCGTTTTGTCTGTCAAATCGACACGCCGTAAAATTCCAGGGTTTTTATAACTCTTTCATAACGACACGCCCGACCCCGTGCCTTTGCGGGCGGATCAACTTTGTCAAGTCGACACGCCGCTAGTTATTGAAAATCTTTTAGAATTTCATCTAGCTGATTTATTTGCTCATCGTTAAGATGATCTAATTGAATTGTTTTTTCAAATCCAAATAAGTCGCTCATTCATTTTCCATTTCTGCTAGATAATCCTCGTGTTCAATAAGCCCAATTGAAAATGCGATAGGGTCGCAACATTCCAAAATCTCGGCGGGAGTAAAAGTTGAATAACCAATTTTTACAGTTGGATAAACATCATTTAGTAAATCAATAAAACTTTCTTTGATTTCTAAATCAATTTCAAATTGCGATTTCATCTGCAACCTCTTTCCATTCAAAACAATAAGAATCTGAAACAAAAGTATTTTTCACAACGCTATCAAATAAAGATAACGCTTGATTTTCGTCCTCTGCGTCTATGTCTAACCAAACGCCGAATGTGTATTTTTTCATTTATTTATTCTCGCAATTCTCGTGTCGTGTTTTTGGCGCAAGGACTACTTGCCCGCATACGCATTCATTCATTAGCCCGCTAGGGTAATCTCTTACAGTTGCGAATGTTGTCCAATTACTAGCCATTATTCAAACGCCCCTTCATTTAGTAATCCTAATTCAATGTTGAATAATTCATCGGGTGTTGCCTCGGATAAATCTACCCAGCCAGCACCCTCATCATCTATGCGAAAGATTTCTACATAACCCATTTATTCTGCCTCCTTAGTATTGAATAGAGAGGACATCTTATCATTAGCCTCTGACATTGTTGCGATAGCCTTTAATAGGCTAGCCTTGCGTTGCGCCTCAACGTGCGCCTTGTATTCTTCAAGTGTCATTTTAACGACCTTTCGTTGTTGTTATAGTAGGAATTATAGCAGAGGGGACTGACATTTACCACACGACACGCCGTATTTTGATAAATCTTTTTTTGTGATAAACATCACAAAATTCAAGGGTTTTCCACAGACATACGTAAGTTATCCACAGCCCCCACACTTCGTAGGGGCAGCTATCGCCCATGTCAAGGCGACACGCCGTTAGCCTAGTGTGAGTTATCCCACTCTCTAAAATCGGCTACGATCTCACGCCACATCATGCGCCCCATGTATAGGGCGGGTACTAGAAGGGCTATCTGTACTAGTGTAGTTATTAGTCTATTCATTAGTTATCCCAACTTAGTGCGAATACTTTTGCTAGTTCTTCATCATCTACATCATCAAAGTCATCTAGTGGAGGTTGTTCTTCATCTACCTCATCTAGGTATGCGTATGCGTCTGATACAGACGATTGGATAGACTCGTATTTGTCTATGCTATTTGTAGCGTATGAGTATGCGTATGACATTAGTTCTGTTCTACCTTTCGCATGTGTGCTACAACATTTTTAGAAACCTTTTGCAGGTCTGCTACGACCTTATTCATTTCGTCTGCGCTCTTAGCGGTGAACCCTGCGCCTAGTAGTTGAGCGCCGTCCCATAGTGAGTATGTGATAGTCATTATCTGTTATTCTTTCGTTAGTAGTTATAGTGGAATTGTAGCGTATAGGGCTGACATTATCAAGCCGACACGCCGTATAGCGAGAGGGTTAGGGTGTGAGTTACCTCACACGCCATTCTGTCCACATAGGCAGACGCTCAGGGTCAGTATCATCATACCAACGCTCTATGTTCTGCTCGCAATCTTGGCAGAAAGTGTATTGAGTATCCAACACCTCTGAGATAGCAGACTTCATAGGGTTGTGCTCTCGGCACATTGTGTTTAGTGTAATCATTTGACTACCTTTCTTGTTAATCACCTTGATTAACTCTTATGTCTTAAGACTATCATGGGGGTCTGACAAATTTCAACTCGCAAAACGGACATTAGGGACAAATTAAAAAAATAGTTAGTGAGATAGGTCACATTTAGGCATGTATGTGCGGTCTATCTAGACAAAACGGACATTAAAATAGTGTGTATCGTACAAGATAAAAATATATTAACATTTTCTGAAATCTGAAAAAGCTTGACATCGAAAATATAAATAGTATAATTTTTCTAGGGGGGTCGGGGGGTCAGTAAATCAATAAATAATAAATATTAAATATATAGTAAGACCTAAGACCTAAGATCAAGTGATACAACCAAAAAAAATATTTTATTAACATTTTACTATATTCAAAATAATAGTCAACTAGAATAATACTGATATAATTAATCATATGGTTGAAAAAATAATATGGCAGACACATAAGTTTAAATATGAAGACCTGCCAGAGATATATCTAAAAAACTCTAAAACCTGGATAGAAGGTTTGCCAGGTTGGGAGTACAGATACTTTTCAGACATAGATGTAGAAAATTTTATAAAAGAATTCTATCCTCAATACCTAACTATATATAATTCAATAAAGCCAGGGATGTACAGGGCAGATATTTGGAGATACCTAGTTGTATATAAATATGGCGGTATATATGCAGACATGGATAGCATCTACTCAGAAGATGGCATGCACGGAGAAGAGTGTTTCCCATGCAAAATGTTTTTAAAGTCTTATCCTATAGAATTTAGCGGGAAACTCAATGTTTGCGTAGAGCATGAAACAAACGGTGCAATAAGAGATGTCTTTACACAGGCAGTATTTATGGCGGGAGCAGGGGATCCAGTACTAGGACAAATTATTGAAGAGATGTTTAGAAAACTAAAAGAGATATCAAATAGCATATACGAAAATACTCCAGACTTTGTATGGATATTAGCTACAGGACCAGAAATGTATACAAATGTTGTAAATAAAAATTTAGACAAAGTAAACCTTGCATGTTTTCCAGCAGAGCATGGAGAATTTCATAAAGATGAAGTAGATATAGATATTCATCTAACTTGGAATATTGCAGTCGACTAGAATATAGAGTACAATAGATACATGAATACGATATTTGCAATAGCCGTAGTAGCAGTAATAGTTTTTATCCTAGGTACTGTTTCATACATAATACGCTAGTCCCTAGGGGATATAGCTTAATTTGGTTAAAGCACTTGTCTTATATACAATAGATTCTGGGTTCAAATCCCAGTATCCCTACTTGGAGGAAATATGAATGAAGTAAGAGTGCCAGATGAATGGCCAAGACATAAGAAGATCAAGTTTCTTATTGTCACTATTATTATAGTAGCTTTGTTTGTTTTGTTAAGTATATAAAATGGAAATGTTTAATTACGATTTAATCAAACTTCATCCTAATTTTACACAGATTGAAGAAAACGTCTGGGTAATTAAAAACTTTATCTCAGATGAAATTTGCGACTCACTTGTTGAGTATGCTGAATCTCAGCCAGAAGAAAAATGGTGGGAAAGAAATAAAAGAGAATGGTGGCATGGCAAATTTTTGTTTGCTGCTGAAAACGACAGAATAATTAAAACCTTTATTGATATTAAAGAAGAAATAGCAAAGTTATTTACAGAAGACTGGTTTCTCAGCGATATGGCCTCTATCCATAGAATGCAAAAAGGAGAAGGCATGTTTGAGCATTCAGATAATCCAACAGAAAGTATGGGCAGAAACAATTTTGTAGAACTATCGTTTGTTCTCTATATAAGTGATTTTGAGGGCGGAGAGATATACTATCCAAAAATCCCAATGGAATATAAGTCGGAAAAAGGAGATCTTCTTATACATCCAGGAGTTGGAAGATACTTCCATGGGGTACATCCAGTAACTAGTGATGCAGTCCGATATGTAACAACAGCTTTTGCATACGATAGAAGAGTTAAAGAGCTTAGGGATAAAGGTCTAGTATATGAGGATGTTAATTCTGGTCAACCAATAAATGAAATTACTGAAGCTCAAGCAACTGGAGAGAATGGACCATTAAATGAATAAAATGTGGAAAATGTTAGGACTGCTTGCAACTCTTGTACTTTCAGGTGCTTTGCTAAATCAAATTTTAAATTTGGCGGGGGATTTAGAAATCTTTGATTTTGATCTAAATGAAGACATTGATAAGGATATATCCTAATGTCAAAGATCTATATGTTTGGAAACTCCCATGTATCTAACTATGCAGCATCTCTTGAATACTATGGTAATCCGTATACCTTAAAGTGGAGATCTTTTAATTCCGCCAGTCCTGAGCCATTTTATGGAAATATTAAGTTAAAGGAAATTACATTCTCTTGGCTCATACCTTCGGCTGCATGGACAACTGTAGAAGATCCAAGTATTTTAGAAAAGATGTCAGAAGGCTTTGACATACAAGAAGACGACATTGTAATTGTACATTGGGGAGATCAAGATATATTAAGACATCTACCAGGACATAAAAATGAGATGTACTTGGTACAAGCATATATAAACCGTATAAAGGATCACTTTAAGTGTAGGGTCATTTTTCTTGAGCCCGTCCCAATTCCTGAAGAAAGCTTTGTATGTCCAATAGAAGACTATAAGTTTGTTTATTCAAGGGAAGATATTATTGAAGCTTATGATAACTTTGTTAAAATTTTGCGTGAAGGTGCAGAAACAATATCTATACAAAATAACATCATATCTTCATTTAATCTAACAGAAAACGAAACAGATGATGGAGCTCATTTAAACCAAGAATATTCTAGAAGCCTTATAGCCCACATAAGAGGCGTTCTTGATGTCTGAGTATGGGTCGCATCCTCAAAATGGCTTAAATCGGCTACAGAAGACTTATGAGATATATGAGGTTCTTCTTCCGCGCCGCACTTTTCGCACTTTCACTATATCAACACCAATTGGGATAGAGTAATCATATGGAACTAAATAAAGAATACATATCTGGTGATATATGGAAGATAGAAGACTTCATAACCGAAGAAGAGTGTTCAATAATAATGAATGACTGTATAAACGAAGACTGCTGGTTTGGAGACCCAGGAGCTTTTGAAAATGGCAACAAATCAGAGTTAACAGAAAGCGCAAAAGAAACTTTATCTAAAATAAATTTAAGAATTATAGCAACTATGAATAACGATAACGAAATGGCCAATGCGGTAGACATGATTCAAAGAATGACTATTAATAGCGGACCAAATGAAAAATGGGCTCTACCTCCCCATACAGACACTCATGATGGAGGAGATAGTCTTCATGTAACTAGGGGTTATGTACTGTATTATAATGATAATTTTGAAGGTGGAGAGATTATGTATCCAAATCAAGGAATAACTTTAAAGCCAAAAGCAAGAATGCTCATATCTCATCCAGGAGGAGAAGAGTATTTACACGGAATTAAAAAAGTAACTAATGGTGTTAGATATATGACAACTGGCTTTGTATTTGATAAAGAATATTGGTTTAAAAGAACTTTAGGAAAGTAAGAAACCCACTCAGAGGCGGATCCGAATGGGTTTAGCACTTACGTGCATACGTAAGGAGTTTTATCTCAACTTACGTAATACTATTTAGTTCTCTTTCTATTAAAAAATTTAATAAAAAGGTTTTCTATTCTACACTCAAGACACTTACAATTTGACAGAACTTGCTGATCCATTCTAAAGTATGGAGTTTGCATTACTTTACCAAAATGTTTAGGTGTCATACATCAATTATATCACTTATTCTTCAACTAATATATTGTTTTCGTCTAGCTTGTCAAAAATTGCGCTCATTAAATATTGAACTGCTGGTCTACTTTGAGTAACCTTTTCTGTTGTGTCTTCTGCTGACATTCCAGCTTGCAAACACATCATTGTATTACCATTTTGATAAACATTGGTCATTAATTCAATTACTGAATCTCTGTCTTTATTCATTTTCTTCTCCTGGAGTGTATGAAGGGTCTGGTCCTAATAGATAGCCCTGTTTATGATATTCTACCATTTTTTCTGTACTTTCACTACCCGCCAAGTTATTTGCAATTAACGTAAGCACATCATATATTCGGTGTAACATAATATAATTAACCATGGGTAGGTTATCTTCTAAATTTACTTGCTCGTCACTCATTTGGCCTTCCCAAATCTTCCCAAAAAATTTCTCTCCCCATACTGTCTGTTATCTGCATAGGCTTTGATTCTGTACCACATGTACAGGAAACTGAATCACATTTTTGCATTTCTTTTAACCGCCTTAACTATTTCTTCATATGTAGAAATTCCTATATTTTTAGTGTAATCACATTCTAAGCAATATAAGTATATCTCGTCTGAAAGGTTTTGGTTTGAAAAAAGAATGGATTGGTCTACTGGGCATAAAAACTTTTCAACCAACCCTTCTTCTGACATGGAGATGTAGGCTGATACATACTGTACCTTCATCCCATCTCCTTTACTTTGTCGGAAATTTTAAATAAAATTCCTTAGCTCTTGGGGTTAAACCCTTCCAAGCTGACCAATCACTGCCGCCATTAGTCATGTAGTACGTTATCTCTGCGTTTGTTACTGGGTCGAATAACTCCTTGTTACTCTTTAGGTCAAATTTCTCAAGTCTCGCAGGACCAAGATTTCCGATCATGTTTATTTGAAATAGTCCATAAGAACTATCTCCTGTATTCCTATTCCCGTTATATGCAAGCGGTCTTCCATTAGATTCACGCTTTGCTATGGACCAAGCTTTTTTAAGGCCTACCCCTTCGAATCCTACAGTCGTAAGTAATTTTACCAACTCTTGATCTGTAAGCATTTCAGATGGCTTGTAAACTTGTTTACTAAAACTATCTAAAACTTCTTGCTTTAATTGGGCTTCAGTTTTCACTAAAGGTTCTACAGTAAGTGCATTAGCTGGGCTTCCAGAAAATAAAAATAGTGTTGTCACTATAATTACTGTCCAGTCACGAACTAAATCGCTAAACTGCTGTTTTATATTCTCCATTGGCATTTCCTCCTCTAGAGATAACGAACTATAATCATAACATTGATTTATAGACATTGTCAAGCTAGTTGACTATAATTAAATATCATAATGTGAGATTTACAAAAATATTTTTAACCTCTAGACCACTAAATAAAAGTTTGATACACTAGGACTTCATCTAAAAATTAAAACCGCAAGGCGGAGAAAAGGTCGTATATGTCTTATTTTACTGAAAAACCACTACAACTTATAGATACAAGCGTATCTGCAAATACAATTGAAAACCCATATGAAAACTTTATTGCTTTATCAAGATATGCAAGATGGGTAGAAGAAGACAATAGGCGAGAAACATGGAAAGAAACTGTAGATAGATATTTTAATTTTATGTTAAATAATTTAAATAAAAACTTTAACTATGTTCCAGATGAAATACTTGTATCTAATCTAAAGGATGCTGTATATAATAGAAACGTTATGCCGTCTATGAGAGCTTTAATGACATCTGGATCAGCGTTAGAACGAGATAATGTTGCAGGGTATAACTGTGCTTTCTTACCAGTTGATTCTCCCCGCTCATTTGATGAAACGATGTATGTTCTTATGTGTGGAACAGGTGTAGGATTTTCAGTTGAATATAAGTACATTAACCAATTGCCACCAGTCCCACTAGAATTTGAAAAAACTAACGATGTAATAATTGTTGAAGACTCAAAGCAAGGATGGGCAACTGCTTATAGAACATTGCTAGAAAATCTTTGGGACGGAAAGATTCCATCCATAGATGTTACTAATGTAAGACCAGCTGGTGCTCGTTTAAAAACAATGGGCGGCAGATCTTCAGGCCCACAACCATTAGTCAATCTTTTTGATTTTACAATTTCAAAATTTAAAAGCGCAGCGGGCAGAGCCCTTAAGCCAATTGAAGCTCATGACATAATGTGTAAAATTGGAGAAGTTGTTGTTGTTGGAGGAGTTCGCAGGTCAGCCATGATTTCTCTTTCAAACATTAATGATATTGAAATGGCACACGCAAAAGCTGGAAATTGGTGGGAATCTAATACTCAAAGAGCATTGTCAAATAACTCTGTTGCATACTCACGTAAACCAGATATGGAGCAATTTATTGCAGAATGGAAATCTTTATATGATTCAAAATCTGGAGAACGAGGCATATACAATGTTGCAGCAGCACAAGCTCAAGCGGCTAAATATGGCAGAGACCCAAATATTCACTATGGAACAAATCCTTGTTCTGAAATTATTTTAAGACCGTATCAGTTTTGCAATCTATCTGAGGTTGTTATACGTGAGAATGATGATGAAGAGTCAGTAACTCACAAAGTTAAGTTAGCCACAATTCTTGGAACATGGCAATCTACTTTAACAAACTTTGATTATATTCGTGATATCTGGAGAGAAAATACTGAAGAAGAAAGACTTCTTGGAGTTTCTTTAACTGGTCAGTTTGGCAACAAGCTATTTGCTGGCAAAGCTAGATCTGCTGGTTCTTTTGAATTAACAGAAGGCGGAGGATTAGTATATGATGAAGACATTATTAATAAAGACAACATGCTTAGACTAGAGCACATACTTCAAAGAATGAGGACAAAGGCAAGGGAGACAAATGCAATTGAAGCAAAAAATATTGGAATTACTCCATCTGCATCAATTACATGTGTTAAGCCCTCTGGAACAGTCTCACAGCTCGTAGGAGTATCTTCAGGAATGCACCCTTGGCATTCACCATACTATATTCGCACAGTTAGAGGATCAAAAGGAGATCCAATTTCTGTATTTCTAAAAGAGGTTGGTATTCCAGTAGAAGATGATGTCATGAAGCCAAATGACACATACGTTTTTTCATTTCCAGTAAAAGCACCAGAAGGTGCAATTATTAGAAATGATTTAACAGCCATAGATCATCTAAATACTTGGTTAGTTTATCAACGTGCATGGTGTGAACATAAGCCATCAATTACAGTTTCAGTAAAAGAAGAAGAGTGGATGGAAGTTGGCGCATGGGTATATAAGCACTTTGATGAAGTGTCTGGAATTTCTTTCCTCCCCCATTCAGACCATTCTTACAAGCAAGCACCCTACCAAGAGGTAACTAAAGGAGATTACGAAGAGCTTCTTGCCAAGATGCCAAAAAATATACGATGGGAAGATCTTTCTTTCTATGAAACAGAAGACGGCACATCTACAAATGCTACGCTTGCGTGTAGCTCTGATGGAAACTGCGAACTTGTGGATATCTCAGCATAGTGGTAAAATTATAGTATTCGGGTAAACCGAAAATTCCTGGGCAACCCGCCCACGAGGAGATGACAATATGGCTAAATTTGCAAAAGCAGATTTAAACAAAGATGGAAAGGTAACAATGCAGGAACAAATCCTATCAGCACTATCAAGCTACGGAAGAGCATTCCTATCAGCAGCACTTGCTCTTTACATGACTGGAAATACAAATCCTAAAGACCTTTTGCTTGGCGGAGTAGCAGCAGTTGCACCCGTTATCCTAAAAGCGTTAAACCCTAACGATAAGAGTTTTGGGTTCACAAACAAGGCTTAATAAGTAGTCAATTAGAAATACTCCTGTGCTAAAATTAGTACAGGAGTATTCCTATTTAGGAGACTATGGCAAATGGCAGGACAAAAGAACTTTGAAGTAGATCAAAACGCAACTTTTACCTTTATTACAGAATATAAAGATTCAAGTAACAATGCAATTGATCTTACTGGCGCATCTGCAAAAATGCAGATACGTGATACAAAAGGTGGAGCTAAGTTAGCAGTAACTTTAACTTCTCCATCTGGTGGAATTGTAATTGATGGACCAAATGGTAAATTAACTATTAAATTAACACCAACTCAAACAAACAAACTCTTTTATCCAAAATCGTCATATGACATTATGGTTGTCGATTCTAACGGGAACAAAATAAAACTCCTAGAGGGTTTTATGACTCTCAATAGATCGGTGACTATATAATGGCTGAATCCGTAGTAGTTAAAGAAACATTAAATAAAGTAACAATATCAACTCCTGGCCCACAAGGTCCAAGAGGACGAACTATTTTAAATGGTTCTGGATCACCTTCCAATAACCTTGGACTAACTGGTGATTTTTTTTATGATGTTGTTACAACAAGATTTTATGGACCAAAACCAAGTGATGAGACTTGGGTAGGTGCACAAAACTATATTTTAAATAACCCACCTACGGACTATTCATTTAGATATTCATGGGAACTTTCACAAGTTACTGGACCTATTGCAAATACATATAGCGTTATAATATTGCACAATTTGGGTTTTTATCCCAACGTAACAGTAAAAACAAGCGCAGGAGATATACTAGAAACTGGTATAGATTACAACAATATAAATCAAATTACACTGACAATGGCTCAACCATTTTCAGGGACAGCACATCTGTCTTAAAAGGGAGAAGAAGAAATGGCAAGAAAATATGCGGTCAGCTTAGACCTTAATAAGAATGAGCTGTTAAATGCAAGAATTCAAAACCTGGGATCAGCACCATCAAATCCAGTCTCAGGTCAAATTTACTACAACAACGTTTCAAACGTTCTATTTTTCTATAATGGAACAGAGTGGACACCAGCTTCTGGTTCTACTGAAGTAATTCAAGATGTCATTGGTTCGTCCGTACTAGCAGGCACAGCACTTACTGCAACTTACAACGACCCAGCAGGAACAACAACACTAAAATTAAATGACACAGCAGTAACAGCTGGTTCATATGGGTCAACAACAAAGATTCCATCGTTTACAGTTGATGCACAGGGTAGACTAACTGCTGCAAGCGAGTCAGATGTAGCCACAAACCTTTCAATTGCTGGAGATACTGGAACAGATACAGTAAATCTACTTTCAGATACATTAACTGTATCTGGCGGAGAAGGAATTGATGTAGCAGTAACAAATAATACAATTACAGTATCTGCAGAAGATGCAACCTATACAAATAAAGGTGTTGCTTCATTTAGCTCCACAGATTTTACAGTTACAGCAGGAGCTGTATCTCTTAACAAAGACCCAGTAATTACTCTTTCAGGAGATGTAACTGGTTCTGCAACAATGACAAATCTTGGTGACGTAACAATCACAACAACAGTTCAGCCGAATTCAGTAGCACTTGGAACTGATACAACTGGAGACTATGTAGCAACAATTGTTGGAACAGCTAATGAAATTACTGTTTCTCCAAATAGTGGAGAGTCGGCAGCAGTAACAATTGGTTTGCCAGACAATGTTGAAATTACTGGAAACTTACAAGTAGGTGGAAACCTTAATGTAATAGGAACAGTTAACTCTGTAAATACCACACAGATTAACATTGAAGATAATAAGGTAAAGCTTAACAGCAATGCAACAGGAACTCCTGTAGCAGATGCTGGACTTCTTGTAGAGCGTGGAAATGAAGCAGATGCTGAAATTCTTTGGAACGAGACATCTGATGTTTGGCAAATTGGTCAAGTTGGCGGAAACTACCACAATATTGCAAGAAAGTATGCAACAACAATTGGCGATGGTGCAGCAACATCATATACAGTAACACATAACCTAGGAACAAAAGATCTTACAGTACAGATATTTGAAACTACTGCAGACTATAATCAAATAGAGGCTGACGTACAACATACATCAGATTCAGTAGTTACTGTAAAATTTGCATCGGCCCCAACAGCTGGTGAATACAGAGTTGTTATCGTAGGATAAAATGTCAAGAAAATTTAAGTCTTTACTTAATTTAACTACACTCACCGCCGACCCATTAGGGTCGGCTGGTGATGTGTTTTTTAATACAACTGAGAAAGCCTTAAAAATTCATAATGGCATCACATGGGTTAACATTGCTAAAAGCGACGACCCAACTCCTTTCTATTTGCACACGCACACATATGACGGAGATGTACACACTATTGATATTAATGACCCAATAACATTTAAAGATTTTTCTGGAAATGGAGTTCAATTGACACTTCCAATAATTGATGCAGTTTTTGGCGGAGCCCCAGCAGATAATGTTTCTCTCCCATCAGCACAGCAGTTAACTTTGTTTGATGGCGGAGATCCATCTGGAAATACAATTTATTCTTCAGATATATCATGGGATGGCGGAAGCTCTGGAGATACTGGAAATGATACTCCAATAGATGGCGGAGGAGCATAATGGCAATCAGAATTCAGCTGAGAAGAGATACAACAGCAAACTGGACAACAAATAACCCAATTCTTTTACCAGGAGAAATTGGAGTAGAGACAGACACACTAAAGTTTAAAATTGGTAATGGATCAAGATGGAATGCAACTACATCATATGCATTTAAAGCAGGAGAAGCAAACGGACTAGCTACACTAGGTCCTACAGGGAAAATTCCTACATCTCAATTGCCAGATTCTATATCAATGGATGCAGAGCTATCTGCAGCATTAGCAGCATTAACTACATCTTCTATAACAGAAGGATCAAATAAATATTTTACAAACCAAAGAGCAATAGATGCAGTATCTTCATTAATATCATCTTCAATTTTGTCTGAAACTACAAATAGAAATACTGCAATAGCAACTGCAAAATCAGAAGCCATTGCTTCCGCAGCAACAGATGCAACAGGAAAAGCCGATATAGCAAAATCAGAATCTATAGCAGCATCCTCAGCATCAATCTCTGCTGCATCCTTAGCTGCTAATGCATATACAGATAATAAAGTTTCTACAGAAGCATCAACCAGATCAACTGCTATAAATACAGCAATATCATCAGAAATAATAAATAGGAATATTGCAATACAATCTTCTTTATCTGGACTAACAACTTCAACAGTAACAGAGGGAACTAATAAATATTTTACTGATTCCCGTGCACTTTTAGCAACTGCATCTGCTTATGAATCTTTGGGTTCTTCCGCCTCAGCCATCACAGCTGCAGCCACAGATGCAACAACCAAAGCCAACGCAGCCATTGCTACAGCAGCCACAGATGCAACAACCAAAGCCAACGCAGCCATTGCTACAGCAGCCACA